TGTGCTGATGTGTTTCCTACTGTGTGCGTTTCTGGTGCAAAATCATTATCTATTGTTGTAGGTGTTGTTGTATTTGTCATTATTCTATTTCTACCCCTTCTATTGTTGGTGTACTAAACTGACCAATCGGTCTAGGTTTAGCATCTATTTCTGCGTCTATGTTTGCAATCTTTTCATCATCATCTACAACTGCTCTTGCAATCTGTTTATCTACTTCCTTAATGAAAGTGTCAGATATGACCCCAGATGCTTTTGCCTGTTGAAGGAACTGTAAGTCAGATGCGTAATCTCTTAAATCAAAACTATCTGGATAAATGATTTCACCGTCAAATATTGTGCCTTGCCATTTAGCATATAAATCAAATATCTGTTCTTCAGCATTCTGTAAGTAGTCTGCCTTCTCTGATAATCTTGCATTTAATAATTGAAATTCTGTTTGTAGAGCAATTCCACTATTGACTGTTTTCTCTGTTCCTCTCACTGCTCCCATATGGGTAATTCTATCTATTGCTTGTACTTTAGTGTCTATAGTTTTCATTATGCTTTCTAAAGACTGAGAACTAGGTTGAATGATGTAGGGTTTTAATTCTGGTGCTAAATCCTCTGGCATTTCTATTACTGAACCTGCACCTGCTGATGCTTCTACATTCGGTGTCTTTACTAAACTGGGGTGATTTGATAATCTGATTAATTGTTCAATTTCAGAATAATCATTGTAAATAGATTTTTGTAATTCAGCTACGTCTGATAAATCAGATATACCAATTCCTCGCTTTGATGTTCTTTGGTTATACAAACAAACAGCAGGAATAATTCCTAATGCGTTTTCTTGTTCATCAATCTTGGTTGGTTTCTTGGTAGCATAACCAATCGTAAATTCTTCTACTTTGTAAGTGGTAATATCTTCCATTGTCCATACTTTAACAATCGCATCTTTACCCATCATATCTTCAACGACTGTTAATGATGTTAAATAGTATCTTCCGTTTGATGCTCTTTCATATTTCCAGTTGGTGACATTCTCTGGAGTATAAACTGAGATGTAAGGTCTAATATCTTGAGATAGTTCTTCTGCTCTGGTCTTAGCATTAGAATTAGGTTTATCGACTATTATCCAACAAGTACCATAGATAGATGCATTGACCTGTGCTTCTCTGATAACATTATTGTACATTCTTCCGTCAAAGTCTGCGTCCATTAAGAACTGCTCTAATTGTGGGTCGCCTGTTAATGAACCAAAGTTTCTTGTAGGTGGTACTCTAAATAAGAAGGACGAATAGATTTGAACAACATTCCTACAGTGGTTATCTAACGGAGTAAATTCTGAACGTTTTAAATATTCTTCTTCAGTTTCTAAAATGTATCTATGAAGGAAATAACCATTCTTATAATCTTGACCACCCAAGTAGGAACGATAATGAAAGTTCCAATCATTCATCTTCCTATCGTAGTCTGGGTGAAGTTCTACTAAAAAATCTCTACTATATGTTGCCATTAACTAAACCTTTGGGGTGCAGACGGACTAAATTCTCTACGAACTGGGAACAAATACTCAACTAAATATCCTAAAGCATCGTTCATATGGTCGTAATTATTGTCTTTATCTGGCACAGATGTTCCTTCTTTATAAATTTGTCGTTCAATGCTTTTTAACACATTTTTACAGTTATTAGCAATAAATAATGTTCTCTTACCATTAGCATTCTTTAGTTTGGTATTCACTGCATTTATTCTATCTCTAATCAAAGGGTGGTTGTTTCTTACTCGCATATTAAAACCTGCGTTCTTCAAGATAGATAAATCAGTTGTACCACCTGCTGATGTCTTACGTTGTTTACTGGCAGGGTCTGGATAAATAAAGATATGTTTACCAGAATATCTTGTTTTAATTTCTTGCACCATTTCATCAGTGTTAGAGGAATATAAAATTATTTCATCATAAATATAAATATTATTGCCTTGTATCTCTGTTACTACAGCAGACATTGGGTCAATGTTGAAGTCCATACCAATATGGATTTCAGCAGTCTTAGGTTCGTATTTATCTATGACGTTTTCTTTCCTATCAAAGTTATAATAAATCTGTCCTGCATAGTTTACAAATGATGCCATATATTCTTGATTAAATGTTCTTTCATCTAGGTCTGCTTTCGCTTGTTCTATTTCATTAGCAGATACTTGACCGCCATCTAAAGTTGTAAATTGGAATGATGCCCAACTATCATCTTCTTTAGTAAATAGGTTATATGACCAGTTTCCATATCCTCTAGGTGTACCACAGAATAAAGCACTGCCATTCTTATCAGACAAGGTTGGACGAAGCACCTCATACCAAGCGTGTTCTTTAACATCAGCAAATTCGTCCATTACAAGAAAATCTAAACCTACTCCTCGCAAACTGTTTTCATTGTCTGCACCTCTTAAAGATATAGTTGACCCATTTCTAAGTTGAATGCTTAAATCTGAATTATTAGTTTTCTTAATCCATTTATGTTTGGTTAATTTATCTACTAATTCAAACCAGACGATGTCTTTTGCCATTCTATAAGTTGGTGCTACATACCAGACTTTCTTCTTAGGATATCTTGAAAATTTTGCTAGTTCCGTAACTGCTAGAAATGTTTTACCAAATCGTCTGCCAGTAATTAATACTCTAAATCTTTTATCACATTCAAGGACTTGTTTTTGAGGTTTACTAAGTGGCACTATTCAACATTAAATGGTAGTGGGTCATTATCCTCAGATATATTACCACCGTCAGATTGACCTAGCATATTCTTACCTAACCAGATAGCCATCGTGCAATTACCGTTCTCAGCAATCTTCCATTGTATCTGTCTTAATCTCATCTTTCCCATCGTCCTGCCTTTTGTAAGACTTTCGGAATAACCTTTTCTAATAGTGCTTTCATCACAACCATAAAAATCTGCAATTTCGGTATTGGTGCAACCATAAGATGCTAGTTTAACAACTTCCTCTGTACTAATATCATATTGTCTTGGTCTTGCCATTTTACCCTCTTTTCTCTGCGTAGAGTGTACGCTATTTGGTTTATATCAATAATAATCACTATTAATCAATTTATTTTTTGTGCCTTTTGTCCTGTGTAATCTTCCCAACGTTTTATAATTACATCTACATATTTTGGTTCATACTCCATCATATAACAACTTCTTAATTTCTTTTCACAGGCAATTAAAGTAGAACCACTACCTCCAAAAACATCTAAAATTTTTTTCTTACTAGGTTGGTCATCTAATGCCATTGTAATTAATTCAACAGGTTTCATAGTTGGGTGAACTGTATTTTTTTGTCTTTTAAGTTTCCATACATCGCCTCGTAAAGTTTGTTGTCCTCCAAAATCACCATAATAATAAATTAGTTCGTGTTGTTTATAATATTTATCTAAATGCTGAGCAGGATTAACTTTATCCCATACAATCATCGCCTTAGGTTTTCTTCCTATTTGTTCCATTGCTTTTTTAAATAAATGATTATATTGCCAAGAACAACAGACATACATAGTTTCACAGCTATATAAAGTTTGTGTTAGGAAATCTATAAATTCATCATCTAGCATCTTATCGTTTTTAATTTTATCTCTTTTATCTTTAACACCTTGATAATCAATATTATATGGAGGGTCAGTAAAGACCATATCTGGTCTAGTTCCATCTAATAATTTATCTACTTGGTCTATCATTGTACTGTCACCACACATCAATCTATGTTCACCTAGTTTATATATATCGCCTAGTTGTGCCTTAGGTTCTTCTGGTGTTTCTGGAACTGCATCTTCATCTGTTAGTCCGTCTTTTTCACCTACAATTAATTTTTCTAATTCATCAGCATCAAATCCTGTTAGTTCTAAATCGTAATTAATGTCTAGCAGGTCAGTAAATTCTTGCTGAAGTAAACCTATATCCCAGTCAGAATATTCATTCGTTTTATTATCAGCTATTCTATATGCCTTTGCTTTTTCTGGTGGTAAATCAGCAATAATGACAGGTACAGTTTCTAATCCTAAAGATTTACTTGCTTGGTATCTTCCGTGACCAACAATAATAACCCCTGCTCTATCTACAACAATCGGTTGTTGAAAACCAAATTCTTTAATAG